ACAGTACCATCTGTTTTTCGTTTTTATTCTCCAAGGCAAAAATTGAGATAGCAACATTCCTACCCAATCATAGCCTTTGCCTCGCGTTTCTTTATAAAAATCTAAAATAATATCAAGCTGTTCCTGAGTTATATCGACTGAAACAAACTTCCAGTCTTTTCGATCAACATCCAGCACTATTCTACGACAAACTTTAGATTTTATAAAAGGACTAATACCAATCCACGTAACTTTATCTGGCAAAACTAGTTCTGCGTGGCTGAACTCACTTTTGGTCCACCATCTTACAATGGAGTTCACAAAACTTCCTTTACCTTTATAAAATGCTACGTATATTTTCACTTTATTTTTAAGGGCGCTCTTTTATATAAACAACAGATCTTGGATCAGTACAAAATAAATATGTTCCTGCTTCTGGTTCTAGGCCATGGGTATTGTGAACAATAAACGTAAATTTATCCCAAGGATCATTTTTCTTTTTAGACCGATGACATTGTACGATCTTAATCACTCCTTCGCCTTGAATTTCCACTAATGTATCGCATGAATTACCTAAATTGGTCAAAAGCCCATCGATGCACACACTATTTGTGGGTTCATACGATGAGCCAGGATATTTAGATAAATCATACATGTTTGGCATGACTGGCAAATTTTGCTTTGCGCAGCCTGCCAAGATTAGAGAAAAAAATACTGTTTTTAACATAAAAACTCCTTTTTCCTTATGCTTTGTGCTCTTAGCACATTAGTACATATAATAGACTTTAATTTTCTTCAAGCAATTTTACTAATTGGGCTTTTCGTAGATTAGAGTATCCTGTGAATCCTCTTTCTTTAGCCATAGCTTTTAGTTCTGTAACCTTAAAGCTACTAAAATCTGGTTGCGCTTGTACGGCAACAACAGGAACCAGAACCTCTTTGTCAATTGCAAAAAAACCATTAAATGTTTCTTGTATTTTGGCGATTCTTTCTGTTATCCAACTCATATTATCTCCTTACTTTAAGTTTTTGTCTTGTAAAAGCATTTTTCTCATGTGCTTTATATTTCTTCTTTTTGAGTATACCACATCATAAATTTCTTCTGTAGGTAAATCATATTCTTCTTTGATTTCCCATAAAGACTCTTCAATAGCATCCTCTGTATCTCTTTCTTCTGCTGAGTTTATTTTAATTTTTTCTTTTTTTCTAAACCAATTAAACATAATAAAATGGTGGAGGCGGCGGGAGTCGAACCCGCGTCCGCAATAAATTCAAAATTAAGTCATTCACAAGCTTATTCAGTTTCTATCACTCACTGACAAAGATAGATGGTTATAAAATATCGCTTCATCCTGTTGCGATAAGTTTTTTTGATTTTTACAACTTATCTGTTGTTTTGATTAGATTGGATAGAAGGCTCTAATCGACCTCCCTACTAAGCGGCTAAGCGCTGTTCGAAATGATTGTTGTTATTTGCAACTAAATTATTTGAACTGTCAAGGTCGTGTCTAACCTGCTTGCACTCGACTCCTTCAATACCACGTCGAAGCCTATATCACCCCCCTAGATTTTTTTACAATTACACCGATTGGTGTATGATCAGCATCATCAAGCCATATTAAAGTTTCTTTGCCTCTTTTTACTTTTTCGGCAAAACAAAAACTCAATTCTTTTGTTGCTCTTTTTACAGCGGCATCCTCACTGCTGTGCTTGCTTACTAAGTCACCTTGAATATAGTGTCCGTTCCACTTATACAATTTCCACATTATAAACCTTCCTGTATTTTTTGTCTAATATACTCTTCGCTGAACCCAACATGTCCAGCATAAAATTTCATGTCCCTGCCAATATAAATATAAGTTGGGAACGCATTTAAAAGATAACCAGTAACTCCAGGCTCCGCAACAGTACCATCTTGAGAATCTAACATCTTTTCACGACTTCCTTGTAAAACAGGTGCCGTGGTTATTCCATGTAAACTGACCCACTGTGATACATCTTGTTCAATAGCTCCAACGCCCGGTGTTGGTCCATCAATCAACACTGTCACAATTTGAACTCCATCATCAGCATATTCGTCTTGTAATGCTTGGGTATGCTCCGCGGCTAATTGACATGGATAACACCAGTCGGCTGAAAAATCTAATACTATGATATCTCCAGTATGTCGGTATAAATCCCACGTTTCTCCGGTCTGATCCGTAAGTCTAAAATTACAGGCCTTGTCACCCATATCAATCTGCTGACAGTCATCACCAGGAATCACACCAACGGGCTCAAGTGGTGGTGCTGGTGGCGAACCGCCAGAGTCTTCTTTATTATTTGTTTCTAATTTTGTTGGACCACAAGCAATTGCAATCAGTCCAATCATAAAAGCTAGCTTTTTCATATTCACCTCATAAATAAATAGGCTTTTTTTAAAAAAGAACATTCGGTTGTGGATCTTTTGCTCACCACAGCTAATCTACAGTTTATTTATTTTTACCTCGCCGGCATGGTAGCTCTTAATAGACATGGAGCTATCGTTACTAAATATATTTCGCACCGAATGATTTTAGTTTTCAAATATCGTTTGAGAAAAATGTTTCTACTTTATATGTAGACACAACTCTCCTGAATTCTGCATAAGTTAATCCTAAAAACCTAGCTGCATCTTTTTTAGAATTTGTGGTTGACAAAGCAAATTTCAATAAAGCTTCTTTTATAATATAATTTGATTTTTTCCATATGTCAAACCCGTATAATCTGTTATTTAAGTTTCTAGATGAAAGTTCTAACTTTATAGCTATTAGATCTTCTAGTGATAATTTATTAATATTAGTTAGTATACTATCATTTAGAAGGCCTCGTTGGGACAACTTTAGTATAATGCTCTTATTTGTTGTTGTCAAGTTTTTTCTAGAACTTTTTTTCACTATAGCGCGACGTCCATGCCTGGTGCGACCGAAACTCTCCCAGTCGCAATCCCTTCGCGTGCACTTATGATCTCATCAAAATTCGTCGGGTAAATTGATACGCAACAGTTGCCAAATATTTCAGCTTCCCCTCTTAGAGGTTGATACGGTACTTGGGTTGTTCTTTTTGTGCATGCTTCGATGTACACTGATACTGCCGTCGCAATTCTATATGCTGTTAGTTGTATTTTGTCTAACGTTTTTGTTTTTTGAGACTCAGATAAGCCCTCGCCCGTGAATTCGCTCCCGCCCATGGCTGTAAAAATTAGCGAGTACATTTGTCTGAACGCTTCACGCTCTTGTTGGGTTGTGTCTTCAATTTCTGGATCTGGCATTGTTTTTCCTTTTTTTAAAAATATATTTATCGTAAATCAACGTCATTGAGCTTAAGTAATCAATTAATTCTTCTCGATTTAAATAAACATCTACAACGTTGTCTTTTTCATTATATATATAAAATTGAGATTCTTTAATTTTTTTCATTAAAAATCCAATTCTAGTGCATCTTCCTCTGCTGGTTCGCCACCATCACCACTTAATTCTGTGTTATCTTTAGCCATATCATATGCTTGGTTTGTTGGCTCTGAAACAGTGTCTGCTAATTCGCCTTCGAATTTATCAAAATACAGCTTTAAGTTCGCAATCAAATAATCGTAATATAATTCTTGATCTTCAGGATCTGAAAGCAATTCGTATGAATCAATGATATTTGTATCAATCTTCTTGAACGTTTGATACGCCATATTGCGTCCGGTTTCGTCGTGAGACTCTAAACCGCTACCAAAATCCTTTCTTGGATCTTCGGGTTCTTCTTCAGCCGAGATTTCAGAATCGCTTCTGATGTCGATAAATTTGTCATCTACGGCATCATCTCCAACTTCTATATTTACATCTTCTTCCAAATCAGAATCTTGCTGATTATCTTCTGCGGCTTCTTCGCCGGCTTTTGTGTTCGTATCAACTGGAGTGAGAGTGGAGACAACGGCGTTTATAATGTGCGCTCGAAATGACTCTCTTTGTCTATCATCAGTTGTCAATAACTTGTAATCCATTTCTAAAATAGGAATAATTTTCTTGAGTAAATCTTCCAGGACATTGATACCCGTCGACTTGTTTGGAGTAGGCTCATTGTCGGATACTTGTCTTTCGTCCAATTTTCCAATTTCATCGTCCATAAAGGCCTTGATAATTGTTCTCAATTGATCTTCTTCATCCAGTCTTTTTTGCTTGACATGGCGGATCAAATGTCTTATACTTTCTCTAAGGGTTTTTTCTTCGTTAGGTTTCATCTTACTATGCCTCGTTCTATAATTAGTTTCATAACTTCATCAATCAAACTTAAATCAATATATTCTTTTTGTTTGGTTTGCTTTTTCTTCTTTTTCTTGGGAGTGGGCGTAAGTGGGCCCCTGTTAGCCAATGTAGATCCCAAAGGGCCCGCATATCCCGCTCCTGCACCACTAGGGGACATTTCTTTGATAGGTGTTTCTAAACCAAGTATGGATAACACCTCATCAACATTTTCCTCGCCCACGAAATCAGCTATTTCTGCTCTGTTTTCTAGAGCACCCCCAAGAGCATTTCGAAAATCAGTTGCGCTATATGGTTCACCGCTAGCTCGCACAGTTGGATTTACAGCCGTTCGGTCCGGAGGTAATAATTTTACACCGTTTTTTACATATTTTTCCGCGCTCGCCCAGCGAGAGGCATCGTTACCTTTGGTGCTGGCCCCCAATATAACACGTGTTCCAGGCTCAAGAGGTCCTTCTTCACCCACATACTCATACGCAGCGTTAATTGGAGATGCGTGGTCTGAAACCGAAACGGTAACGTTTGGCAAATCTGATGTCAAAACGTCCCATATTCTGAGAGAGTCGTCTGATGTAATCTCACGCCCGTTAGGTAATTTTCTTCCGCTTTTGGTTGGTTTTGAAATCAATACAATTACTTCATCTGCATTATCTGCATATGCGCGCACCATATCTAGATGGCCTTTATGCGGAGGTTTGAATGCGCCGGGTACGATAGCTACAGTTTTTGGAAAGTCTGAGTCGACCACAGGGTCGTCGCTCTCATCCTCCTCTTCTTGTAAGCCATTTACATAGCCCATAACAGCGTTATAAATCGTTTTCTCTGCGTTTTCTTGCACAACTATATCCACGACAGGGATTCCGGCTAAAATGTCCTTGTAGACCATCTCAGGCAGTTTTACGAATTCATGATTTTTTGTAGATATCTCATCAACCCACTCTTGTAATGTTTTGGTAACTGTGACGTCTTTTGAGATTACAACTGAGAAGTCCTCAGTCAAACCAGCATCTCCTGTGAATTTAGCTGACTTGTCCACTGCAAAATTTGCTCGACTAAATTCTAATCTATCAACAAACTTGATTCCATTTCCAGCATGGTCGACTGCTACGTACCCTTCAGGATTACTGGCAATTAAATCTCCAGATCCGTCATCAACAAAGTGTTTGGTGTTATAGACTGCGTTATTATACTTTTGAATGAAAATATTTTTGGCTTCGAATAAAAGTCTACTAACCTTGAAAAGATCCATGATATCACCTTTTCTAGATTCTATCTTTTGCAATTCTTCTTTACCAACACGTGTTGCTCTTTCTTTGCCTTTTGCGCTCTTTAACTTTTCTATTCTTTTGGAAAGTCGACCAGAGTACCATTCTTTAAATCCTTCAAAAGATTTATCTGGATTTTCTAAAAAGTTGCCCCCTTTGATTTCACTGTTTATATAGATATTCAGAAGACTGAGTGGTAGATTATCGTAATTGATGCTTTTATTTACGCTCTCTGATTCTGACACAAGGCTTATTATTTGAGTCTCTTCCTCTTCGGTCAAGGTGACGGTTCCAGTATCATCAGTAAAATATGCATCGTCAAACCAAATTCCTGGGACTCTCTTTAGATTTGAAACATCGGCACCAAAGCTAGCGCCGCTATCTAAACTATCATATGTTGTATGAAATACTATTCCAAATTTTGATTGTCCGATTTGCTGACCGAGTTCAGAATTAACTGGAACTGCGTATACAATTGTATTTGGCTTAAAGCGATAATGAGGTTCACCATCAATATTGACAGTATCGATCATTTCATCATCAAACATGAAATCGCCTTGCAATATTTTTTTAATACCAAGTGATGGAAGATATTTCAACGCTTTTGTTAATTTGTCTACAAGACCTGGAGCATGACCATGATTTTTAATTATATCTTCTTCGGTATAATTTATTTTTGGCACTTTATTAAAAATTGATTTAGTTCCAACAAAAAATCTACCGTTCTCAGGATTAACGCCCACAAACATTGCGGGGGCACCATCCCACTTAACAGATGTCTGAACACTTGATTCGGTATTCCCTTTTAATGTTTTTAGGAGTTCAAGCAGAAAGGCCCGGGCCATTTCATAGCCTTCGGGCCCCTGAGTTAGGACTAGCTCCTCAAGATGAGTTAAATGAGTGTTAGCTTTGCCCATTTTAGTCTTCCTTCGATTCTTCTAATATGTTAAGCCTCTCTTCTAAGACGCTCATTTCATTTTGCATCCGTCGCGCCGCGCGTTTTACTTCGCGTAAATGCTGTTTAGCTAAAGACATTCTCCGTTTCTCGGTCATCGTGCGAGGCTTAAGATTGGAAATTATTTCTTCGAGACCCTGAATATAGGTGAAGATAGTCTTTTCGTCTAAACTTTCATTTAAAAAGTCTTTCCATGTTGAATTTAAGGACACTTTGTTTTCTCCCATTTGTTGAATCCACAATAAATCGAGTATAAACTTATTTTTAAGTTTTTTAAGTTCAATTCTTGTTTCAATTTTTAGATTTACCGTTCATGGGATTATCCCTTTATATACTTACCCAGAAGAGCTTTGATTGCTTCTTTAAGATCGTCTTTGCCCTCATCACCTTCGTCCTTATACTTAGCACTCTTATGGGGTGTGCGACGATCATGACTTGTAGCGCGCGCTAATTCTTCAATTTCTTCTTCGTTAACTTGTCCTTCTTCAATATCTTCTTTATCTTTTTCGCTGTCATCGTCATCTTCACCCTTTTGCTTGTCTAGGTGCTTCTTTAAGCCATCGGGCATCTCCCCTTCTTCAAGCTCTTCTGCTTCTTCCATGGGGCGCTTACGCTCATCATCACCGCGACGGTCAGCGTGTGGCGATTGACGACCCGACGAAGCGGCTACTTCTTCAAGTTCTTCCTCGGCACTCTCGTCGATAGTGTCAGATTCCTCTACAGATTCATCTTTTCTTTCATCTTCATCGTGCTTAGCTTCTTCTTGAACTTCTGCCTCTTCAGCTTGAAGTTCACCTTTGCCATTAAACTCATCGAACTCTTCGAGAGTGTTAAATTTAAAACCCCAAGCTTCTGACAAAAGCTGAGTAATTTCTTTGTTTTTCCAATCTTTAGTGGACATCTTAGTTTCTCCTTTTTGTAGATGTTCGTAATAAATAGTGTTTTCTTTCTTTAAACCGTCTTCAAAATCGCGAAGACACATGCTACCTACGCTGTTGGCTTCAAATTCCATTCGTCTGAGATGTGGGTTTGATTGTGCATAACCCTCTCCCATATCACCAACATTGTCAAACTTCCCGTCACAGTTCTGTTTATGATGAACTAATTCGTGACCCAATGAACGTAAAATATCTTTGGGGTGTCGCCCGGTCACATAAAGAGTTACTGATTTTTCTTGCGGGTCATAATAAGCTGTTTTCCCTAAAGGATTTTTTGCATTTTCTTTGTCATTTTTTAAGAACAATCTGGGCGGATCATCGAATCCGATCTTTTCTTGCGCAAACGGCATAAACTGATTTATTAAAGACATTAAAACATTATTCATAGAGAAATACCACTTATGTTATTTAAATAGTGTGAAAATTTATATAATTTCTTCTTTGGAGCGAGAAACTAGCTTTAAACTAAAAGTAAAAAATTCTAATTCTGTTGCATTTTCATAAAGAGGCATCACTGTTGATATCGAGACAAGCCTATTGGATCTCATCTCGTTTTTTAAGTTAACCAAAACTCCGTAGTAAGGCACCCAAATATCTTCGTCACTGTCCCATTTTGTCCACTCGACAATATCACCAATTTTTAATTCTTCAGAAGATATTTGACCAAATGCTGTGTTTTCTTTATTCATTATTGCTTACTATCCAACCGCATGTACCGTTTTTTAAGTATTCAATCAGATTAATTTCAGCTTCTTCAAAACTTTTATATATCGCAACATCTTCAATATTATTTGCTGATAAAACTTTTAAGGTAAACATTTGTCTAACAGGCTTGGACATCTTGTCAGTTTCATCAAATGCAAAAAGTTTATTATTTTTTTTTGATGGCATGCGCGTAAATAGTTCCCCATAATAACTACTCGCTGCTTATGCTTTTAAGTTGCCAATAAAGTAATAATATTGTCACATAGTTTTATCAAACAACAAAATATGAGTCTTTTGCTAGCAAAGTTAGCATAACAGATAACAATGTTACAACTGTCATCTCAAAACCAAAAAAACCATAAAAAATCCAAGTTGTCACAAGAGAAATTATGATTTTCCAAAAAGTTCCAAATTTAAATAACATTAATCAAATCCAGTATATTCAAGTTCATCGGGATCTATTTCAACTAGATCTCCATTAAAAGTATATATTAGCACTTTTTTAGAAAAATGTAAAGTTTCATCGACTATGAAGGCTTTTGTTCCTCTGACAATTTTTACAAACATTCTTTTTGATGGACAAAAGCAGAACATATTTCCAGTTCCTTTGATAATATATTCTGGTACCGGTACTTCATCTTCGGAAACTTTTCCTGCAAATTGATTTACAATTTGTTTCAGCTTATCCTTGGTTGATTTTGTGTTGTCTTCCATTAACTTAATTAGAATTTAACAACAACAAATTTGCCCCCATGTTTGTACGATGTACCTGTGTGGTATCCAAAATAAACGTTTTATTCAGCTCTACAAAAATATCCCCTTCTTTTTCCATAAAAAAATCTTCATTATAAGATGTCCATTTAACCGCTATTGACTCACTACAATCGCTAATTACGATTCCGATTCGCAATAATTTATCCATTGTTGGAAGCCTTTGAGCAATCAAATCTCCAGTTTTAAATTTCCACATATATTTCAATATAACACTATATTTGTATATTGCAACTAAATTACATGAGTATAGGCTAAAATAAATCCCGTAAGGGCTTGGGCAATCATAAAAATAGTGATTGCCTTTGTTTTAAAATCTTTCAAATCCTGAACTTGATCGACTAGAGCCTGCATTTGAGTTGGGGATACCACATCATCTATTTTCTCTTTCCAATTTCTAAGCTCAATAACTTTATCTTCTTTTGATTTCATGACGGCTAATTCTTGCCGCATTTCCTGCATTTCGCCGCGCAATGCATCAATTCCAACTGACAAACTTTCAAGTTGTTCGAGAACTAATCTTGAATATTCATTCCATCCGTTATCTGACTCTGACATATTAAGGTACCTCTGCTGTTAATTAGTATACTGAGCCATAAGAATTTTAGATTAATTTTCTTCGTCTATATTTTCAGCAAGATCTTCTGCATACTGCACTTTTCTTGCTTTAATTTTAATATCAGGGAACCGGTCAGATAGTTCCTCGACTGCATCAACGTTCTTGCCAGAGTCATCAAAAAATAAAACATCTGTTGCTCCATTTTTGATTCTTTCAGCTACCCAAGCTGATTTTGCATACGGATCTGAGTTACCCAAAAGTTCAAATGTAATCTTTGAAGTATCCAGCCCAATACTGTCTAAATACGCCCTAATCGGGCCTTCTGCTTCTGGTGCTCTTGCGGTAAGAACCGCTATCTCTCGCCCCTCTGTTCCAGCATTGAGGGCATTTCTGATGATGTTAGTGATTTGTTTAATCTCTCTTGGGTTGATTACCTCATCAAACTCGGAAAAATCATATTCATATTCAGGATTGATTTTATGTGTTGCATATTGCGCAGGTGTCATTTCAATTCTTTCACCAGTATCTGTTGTGATGTGAATATTAGAATCTGACTTTGCGATTGTATCATCAAAATCAAAAACACGAAGCTTTGATTCGTTTAAATAGTTTCGCCAATTTTCAAGTAGAAGTTTCATCTGCCTTTCCACCACTTTGTTTTTTTGGACTCCGGAGGGCACTTGGTGCCGACCGGACAAAACTTAAAAATATTAGAGAGAATACCGCTTTCTTCCTCAATCACCTCTTCGTTTTGACCTCCAAACATCCTTTTAAACTTTTTTGGAGTTTCTGGATTATCTAGATTCAAGATTTTTGCTTTTATGGTCTCAACCTTATTATCGATTGCTTTTTGAAGACGATGATTCCCATCCAGAACATATCGGTATTGTCCACCGCTCTTCACAACAATAATTGGATATTCTAAACTTGCGGCCGCTACTCTCTCGGCACCCTGTGTTGGCAGAGACGGTAATTGTTGCGAGAGTTCTAAAACATTAATATCAACAGTTTCATCTCCCAGATAATCAACGACATCTCCGATTGTAACCTTTTCATCATCAGTTTGCCACGATGTATCACGCCAATCTTCTGTTATATACTTTCGCCAATTTTCAAGTAGGAGTTTCATTTTGTTTCGTCCCGTATAACAACATGTTTATCAGTTTCAATAGCAATACTTTTTCTTATAAAATCATTTATACTCATAATATCGTTTATACAAGTATCAGCACCAACCTTGCTCAAAACTTGTTCTTCGTACATTTCATCTAGTTGTCTGAGAATATCATCTTCAAGTACTTTAATTAATTCTGGATCAATTTTAAGATGCCCAAGAATTGGATAATCAGATACTTGGTCATAATCGACTTCTTTAGTAGAAAAGTCTTCTTTTGCTTTTTTAAGTACATCGGCAACGTCTAATCCTGTTGAAATAGCATCACCTATAATGGGAATAAACCCTATTAGTTTTTTACCTAAGTCCACGCTCCATCCTTTTAAACGCTCTATATCTTCACCGCGTTTTTCAGCATCTTGCATCTGGTCTATAGTACCCATTAAGGAGCCAACAGTGACACATTTTTGTGGTTTTTCCTCTTCTGACAAATACTTTCGCCAATTTTCCATTAAAAGTTTCATTTACTTTACTTCCTGTACTGTATCTTCCATTAGATCATCAAAATCAGTACGCAGTTTGATCATAGAATTAAACTGTGCTCTTTTACGATCTAAGAGCAACGCTCCTTGGGGTCTCACCAATTCACCATCAACCTCGACTCCTTCGAAATCAATTTCTGTTCTTTCTTTGTAAATGACTTTTGGTTCTTTTTCTTCATCATTGGCATATGCCACGCCTGATAATAAAAATAAGACTAAATATTTCACTTATATTCCTCCGCATGCCCTTCGCTTAATAATAGCATGTTAATATTAATGTCGCCAATAAATAGTGTACCAAGACATCTTCCGTACTTTCCAACTCCATGAGATTGCAAAATAAATTCATTGTTAGAATCCCTTAGAATCTCTACCAGTCTTCTTTCTGCGTTCTTACCTGCTTTCTTTTCTTCAAGGTCTCTGGTACGCGTTTCTGGTGTATTAATACCGTATAATCTTATGCGCTTCTTGATCCACACATCAAATCCTAAGTCAACCAGTGCATCAATGGTATCGCCGTCAATTACCCGTATCAGTGCCGCTTTGTATCTGTACATTAATTATCATACTCTTTATCATTTTTATTCTTTTCACGCACCATAGAAGTGGCTTGAAGCATATCTTGTGGGTCTACTTCTTTGAGTATGAGGTTGCCGGTCTTGGGTTCGTAATACATCCCAATCAAATCACCGGTGCTGACGTTTTTCATTTCTTTTTCGGTAATGGTAATTTTCCCGCCGTTCTTTTTTACAAGCATTGTGAGTATACTAAAAAGATACTCGGGATCTTGCAAATACTTGCTCATAAGTTTAAAAACCCTTTCCACGTTTTTACGAGGTTTTCGTTTGTTTGCATAAACGATGGTTTGCGAGAATTAACAAACTGAGCCAACACTCTGTTGAATACTACCGTAAGGTTGTCTTCATCATCCATTTCACCCTCTACAAGCTCTTGAAACAATCCAGCCATAATATCGGGCTCATCAGCATTAATCGAGAATATAGCGGTAAATGCAATCTCGCCACCCTTTTCAATTGTTACAGCATCCATAGATAAGTAATATCGGGTATTCTCAGCCTTTCTTGGTGCTTCAAGTAGTTGTTTTCTCAACTCAATTCTAAAATCGCGAGAATCAACAATTTGTTTTAATACATCAATTCCTAATCCTAAATCTTCTGGATCATAGTAATGTGTATATCGTGCCGTGGACTCGTAAGAATCGTAATAATCTCCATCGGTTTCTAGGTCCCACTCATAAGAAGTAAACTCTCTATCTTCAATTGCTACGGCTAGTCTCATATACTCTCCGCCTTCCATTTGCCCTTCACGTTTGAAATATTCAGTAAGAACTGCTTCAAAAGCATCTCTTCTATCATCAATTACACTATCAATCTTCTGACACGCTTCTTCGAATTGCTCAGGGAATGAAAAATA